TTATACTTTAGTTTGTTTTTTAATAAAGTGTCTAATTAAAATAGAAGCTTCAAATAGTGTAGATAATATAAAAGAAATTCCCCCTATCAAAAGAATTTGATTAGACTGCTCAAATTCGCCGAAAGCTAAAATCTCAATACTTAGTATAATAACAACAAACCAAGTTCCTTCAAATTTCATATTACTACCACCACTTTTAGTTTTATTAAAAAGTATATCATATTCTGAAAAATAAAAAAAGCCACTCCGAAGAGTAGCTTAACTCTAGAAAGGAGATGAAATCTCACAAACACCCCGACTATATTATAGCATAAAAAAAGCGCCCCAGTTAGGAGAGGGACGCTAAGGAATGAATTTATTAAAAAAGTATTTTTTGGAATATAAAAATTATATAACTTTCCGTTCTTTTTGTAAAGAAAAAGCCCTGACGAAGTCAGGGTTAATTTTTTAAAAATTTAAAGTTTGACCAGCATAAATCAAATTAGGATTTGAAATACCGTTCATTGAAACTAAGCTTTGAACTGTCGTTCCAAGACGACTGGCAATGCTTGAAAGATTGTCTCCTGAGCGTACAGTGTAAGATCGTGCTGTAGCCCCAGATTGACCGCCTGTGAAGCGAATAACCTGACCCGTATAAAATCATGTTCGAATTAGATAAACTGTTCTGACGTGCCAATTCTTGCCAGTTAGTGCCCCAATTTGAAGCAATTGCACTCAAGGTATCGCCTGATTGGACGATGTGAGTTTGAGTATCTCCAGCCGAACTACTTCCGCCTGTATCTAGCGCTTGAACATCGCTTGCTGCAACCCAGCTCATAATATTATCAAGCAAGACTTTATTGCCTGACTTTTGAAGGACTTTATATGAGTTTTCTTTTACCCATTTAGGAATTGCTTGACCTGTTGAGTAATTTGTGGCGCTGAACTTGATTGTGACAGTCATGCCCTCTTTGATTTCACTTGGCGTCACTTCGTTGGCATCTTTACCGTCATCAGTGGCTGGTGTGTCAGTATCCGGTTTAGTTGCGTTTCCGTTCTCATAACCTTTGTCAGTGATTCCAGTTAAGTCAACATTTCCATCAAGTCCGCCAGCAACATAAGTTGATGTGAACTGGAATACTGAAATTCCGTCCATGCTAGGGAAAAAGCTATAATTTGGAACTGGAGTAACTTCATAATTTGGATAAGCTGCAATCCAAAGTGAGTTAGGGAACTCTTTGATGATTTGCTTATAATTAACATTGGCCAAAGTGTACGGCTTGTAAGAATAATACATTGGAGTATATCCAGCGGCTTTTACACGTCGCATTCCGTAAAGAATCGCATCAGTATTGGCTTGTTTATCTCCACTTGCTCCACTTTCATAGTCTAAAGCAACGATAGAGTTTTTAGGCGTTTGAATTTTTGACAAGTAACGGTCAAGTGCTGCTTTTGCTACTTCTTGCGAACCTCCGACTTGATACCAAATATAAGTGTGCGCTCGTTTACCTTGAGCAATTGTCGATGCAACTTGCGTTGAATAAGTCGCTTGGTCAACGAATAAACCGCCATAAGTTCCACCAATTTGACTAAATGCAAACTTATCATGGTCATAACCAAAGTTCCCATAATCTCCATTATATTTTGACCAGTCCACCCCTTGGTCACCAACTGCCGCAAATACTGGTCCACTTGCTGCAACAACAAAGAAAGCTACCATTCCAATGGCAGCTTTTTTAATTACTTTTTTCATTTGTTTTCCTCCATATCATTCGACTGGCTATTATACTTAGCAGCACTTACTCCAGCCAATGTTCCCAAGAATGCTGTGAATGCATTCAAGGTGATAATGACTAGATCAGTCTCGCCCCAATCATAGGCTTTACCAATTACACTGATAAAAACACTGAGAGCTGGCAATGCTGTTAAAACAGCCCATTTGATAATGTTGTAAACTTTGTCATTTGAAATCATTTTCTTTTCCTTCCTTGTATCTTTCATAAATTTCGTGAGCATAATGATTCCCACCAAGTGCGGTATATTCATCAAAAATGCCACTGACAATTTGTAAGCCATAATCGTGATTAATTGCTTCTCCAAGCTCAACACGTTTAATGACTACTAAAAGTATTCTTAATTGCTCTTCCTGTTTCTTGGTCATTCTTCGATACATCCATCCGAAAATACCAGAAACTATAAGAAGGGCGGCCCAATTATCAATAATAAGCTTAAAAAATTGCCACCCTTCATGTACTAATGCATTCATACCCCCTACTTTCTAATAATTGATACTCCAATTTGTATTTTTCCTTTCATTGTTAATGAAGTGGCACAGAAGTATAAATATAAGTGGAATTGTCCACCAAATTTGATATGATTTTATTTAATGGTTTTCAGGCTAAAGAAATAGACTTCCAACCATTGATAAACACATACAATTTATTATCTGCAGTATTGATACACATAGAGCCATTTATTGTTCCGTCTATCGGCGGCGCACCTGTTGTAGTTTTTACAAATGGAATGAAACCTTGTCGAGTGAATCGGCCTACGTCCACTCCAGCCAATAGCACTCTAGCAGACCTGTTCCCTTCAGTTCCGTTGCCACTGTCATATCTGATGATTACTTCGTCTGAACTTCTCCCCAATGCTAAGACAGCTCCAGCTGATGTAGTTCTAAGAGCGGAATATTGTCCTGAACTATCTTTAATTCTGATACTTTGACTATTGTAATCGTTACTGTAAATATCTACAGCTACATTTCTTTGGGCAGTTGTATTATCTACCATTTTAGACCCTTTGAAACTATTAATCCCTATTGTGTTACCTAATGAAGAGCCGTCCAAGACTACATTACCCCTTCCAATTGCTTGTACATTTGAAAAAGATAAATGTTTAAGATAAATATTTACTGCTGCTATTTTGCTGAAATTGTTCTGAATGTTGATCGCTTCTAACGATCCCGAATCAGAACCTTCTCCCTCTACCCAAATGGCATATTCGTGTTTATTGTTTTCGAATAAACAGCCTTCGATGTTATAGCCACCAATATTAGATGCATTACCAATGATTTTAATCGCTGGAGCTGTATCATGATAGAAAAAAGAATTGGAGTTATCCAAATTTATAGTAGAGCAATTGTCAAACATCAGACCTGCAAAAGCACTATCAACTGTATAGCCATTTTCTTTCGCAAAAAGTCTATTATTAGTGAAAGTAGATTCTGCAAGTTTGGTAAAATACATGGTTTCTTCAACACGGCTAATTTTTTTAGGATGCACGCGGATTTGATTGAAGGAGATCATCTCTCCTGCAACTCTTTCTGACCTCATGACGCTTCCGCTAAAAGAATCAAAGTACAAAAATTCAAAAGAGCAAGTGTAAATCAGATTTTCAAACCAAATTCCTCGCGTACTAACAGTGTCCTTAGTCGCATCAAATCCCAATTTACTTACAGTGATATTATCCAAAGGGCTAATTCCGTCTTCATCTTCAATTTTGATTACAGGAGAAAAAGATTGACCGCCATTAAAATTAGGAGCCACAATGAATCTTGAATCGAAACAATTTACACCTTCCAGTCTCATTGTTCTTTTATAAATTCTTATAGGATTTGAAATTAGATATTACCCTGGTGGAACAAATACAAATCCTATTCTTGTCTTAATTGCGTAGTCAATTGCTTTTTGAATAGATAAAGTATCATCTACAACTCCGTCCCCAACTGCTCCAAACCACTTCACGTTTAAGCCGCGTTCAGCAGATTCGTTATAAACCCTGGTCATGAACGATTTATCCGATTCGAATGACCTAAAATCAGTGTTTTTTCCGATTTGTTTATCTAGCCTAGTCGGCAGGTCTGGATATGCCGAATTAGCTTCCTCCGGTTTCCTTGACCTTATCAACTCGCTAAGCACCTGACCACCTGGATCAATTGATTCAAGGATTTCACGGTTTGCTTCCACAAACTGTACCCAGCTATTTTTACCATCTTCAATATACTTATTAAAGATTCGATAAAGCTCTTTGAAAGTCCACCAATAGTTTGAGTCTTTGAAGGGTTGCGAATAAATGGATTTCTCAACAATATAGTGAAAAGTCCGAGTGGAGAATTGCTCAATCCACCGCCCGCCTTCTTGTTTTCTAAAGCTAAAATAAGCTTCATTTCGTCCAACCATTTGAAGCGCATTGTCACTGGCAATATAATTCAATGTTCCATTTTTGGCATCAAAGGAGACAACACTTTCTTCTGATAATCCTTGACCTGTGGTTTCTTGTGCCATTAAACAAAAGAACGGTTGCAGTCCCTCAAAACTCTTGGGCTGACCGTTCTCTACAATTTGAGCAACAATGGCTTGACTATTGACATCCGCATGTCTTAGCTTAACAATGCCAATATTGTTATTAGGCTCTGTGGTGGACAGTGTTATAAAATGTTCTGTCATAATAGACCCTTTCTAAAATTTGATATAATCCCTTGGATTCTTAAAGTGAGCGCTTGATGATGGCCAATATTGGTCCATAAATTGGAAGTGCAAATGTGGCCCGGTGACTGGGCCAGTCGCTCCCATAAGTCCAATTTGTTGGCCCTTTTTAACATTTTGACCCACAGAAACATCGATTCTGCTTTGATGTGCGTACCCTGTATAAAGTCCATCCGCATGCTTGATGACCGTGTAATTTCCATACCAGTCATAATAATTGCTTCCCGCTTGGACAACTTGACCATCGCCAGAAGCTAAGATTGGAGTTGTTGGATTGCCATTAACCAAGTCCATAGCATTGTGAAATTCTTGCGCTCCGGTGATTGGACTCGTTCTCCAACCCATTTCACTTGTTACGGTAATAGGACTTGAAATTGGAGCAATATAACCTCCGCTACCGCTTGGGATTTCAAGATTAACAAATTTGTTATACCATTCTTGGGCCCAAGTGCTACGTTCAGGATGTCCGTTTAAGGGACGTTCAAAGTTAGCTACAAAAGCTTGCGTTGCAGTATTGATATTGGTTAATGTCATGAATTGAGTCCAAGAATAAGGATAAGAACTTGTCGCAATCCATTGGCCATTTGGTGAATGCCACATCAAGAGCTTGAATTGGGCTGTGATTGTGTCAGGATTGTCAGTGACTCCTGCTCTCGTCATAAGGTTAATCATATAAACACGTCCAGAGCTAGCTCCTGAACTATCCGTCCATTGCCAAACCCCATAACCGAAACCAGGACGTCCACCGCCCTCATCAGCCGTTGGATTTGCATCAGATTCACCCTGTGCATTTCCGAGTAAAGCGGCAGCCGCTTGTTTAGAGAATCCAGCCCCAATTGCCAGTGCCCATATTTGCCAGTAACGTTTATCACGATCACTTGTGACTTCTGGTGGGTATTGACCATTCCATCCAGATCCTCCGCCAGAGTTTCCTCCACCGTTGGTATCGATTTTTACTCCATTAACATAAAAGTTACCATCAACTTTTACTTCTCCGTAAAGATTTAATTTGCGATTTTCAGCCGTACTGTCTTTTGGAATTTCTAAAACATTTAAAAGCGCTCCGTTGTTTCCCTTTGATGACAAGGCAAATGAATATCCTTGATTTTGAATCGCATTGATCCCTTGGAGTTGTCCACCGACATAAGTTGGAGCAAATGCGAACATTTCTTTTTCAGAAGAACCGTCTTTTTTTATAAAGCGAATCTTTCCTTGATCAAGTTCAATAATGAAATCATTATCAACTGAGCGAATCTTGACCCCTTGCAAAACTCCGGCATTAATAAAGTTAGCATTGAAAGTCCCATCAAGTGTCCATGCAGTATTACTTTTGCCATTATGAACATCTTGAATTGTCGTCCATTGACCTTTTTTACATTGCTTAAAAGATATCCCAGCATTATTTTGAATCATGAAATACTGTGAATCTTGAATCTTTGGACCATCCATAAAGACTTGCTCATAGGTCTCTCTTGATTGAGAGACGCCCGCTTCAATTCCGTTGACCATGTAAATCGATCCACCATTGGCACCAGCACCGTGCATAATATCGTCTTGATACTTTCCAATTTCTGTGGAGTCATACCAAGTCATTTTGTTGCTATCAAGGTCAGAGATATTGCTTTGAACTTGTGACAGTTGTCGATTAATTGAGTTTCCGCTTAAATTATCTCCTAG